AAATGGGCAAAGTCGTGCGTATGCAGGGCGACACTCAAATAACAGAGAACAGCAACCTTGCCAGCGACAAACAACAAAACATGATTCGCGCCGTCTGCAAATCAATGGGCAAAGTGCCACCAGCCAATCTTCAAGCCATGACAAAGCGCGAAGCGAGTGCATACATTGACACGCTTAAATCAGGCGAGCAGCCAGCCCCGAGTTATGACTCACCAGAGGAGCCCTTTTAATGGTTGACTTCATCATTCTTGTCATCATGTGCATCAGTCTGTTTATGTGCGGATTCCTTTTAGGGCAAAAGTGACTCTGACTGTTGGCTCATTGTTTTCGGGCATAGGCGGACTTGACCTAGGTTTAGAGCGCGCCGGCATGGAAGTTATCTGGCAATCAGAAATCGACCCTTACGCTTGCAAGGTACTTGGCAAGCATTGGCCTAAGGTGCCTAATCATGGAAACATCAAAGACATCAATTGGGGAAACATTGTTCGACCTGACGTCATATGTGGCGGATACCCTTGCCAACCGTTTAGCCTCGCTGGACGCCGAGCAGGAGAGGATGACCCACGTCATCTTTGGCCATGGGTACTCAATGCCATTAGCGAACTACGACCCAAATACGCAATCTTGGAAAATGTTAGGGGTCATCTCTCTATGGGAGGAACAAGCGTCATTGCAGACCTTGCCACCGTCGGGTATGACGCAGAATGGCATCTTGTATCAGCTGCATCAGTTGGTGCGCCTCACAGACGAGACCGCATTGTCATTATTGCCTACCCCAACAACTCAGGAAGTCGAACACCCAAATGCGGAACTAACAACGTCGGGTCGCAGGAAATCAAAAGACAAAACAACATCGCACAGTGTGGGTCTAGCGGACTTAGTGCAGATGTGGCCGACGATGACAGCAAATGGGATGGGTTCGACGGGTCACCGGAAACTTCTCGACAAGCACGTTTCTTTGGGTCAGATAACACAAGACGAGAAGCGTCAAATGTCAGCAGGCAATGGTGGGCGACTGAACCCGACGTGGGTCGAGTGGCTGATGGGGTTCCCTCTCGGGTGGACAGACTTAGAGGACTAGGAAACGCCGTAGTGCCACAAGTAGCAGAACTCATAGGCAGAATGGTCATTCAATATGACACCAATATCTGAGGCCTCATTTCAAGCCCAAGTAAAAGCTTTGGCGTTTCAATTTGGCTGGTCGCTGCATCATTCACAACCTTCAATGACACGCACAGGGCGATACATCACGACAGGTTCCACTGGCTTTCCTGACATTGTCATGGCACACGTCGAGCGTGGCCTCATCTTTGCTGAGTTAAAAACCGAGAAAGGCAAAGCATCTGAAGCACAGCTGCAATGGTTAAGAACCCTGCACCCTCATGCTGAGTGCTACCTTTGGAGGCCATCAGACATCGACTTCATAGCCCAAAGGCTCTCCCAGTGTTAATCCTCGCTTGGTACGCCCTTTTGCTAAGCATCGGTATTGCCATACTTAAAGGTGTCCGCAAGGGCTAACCGCCTCTACAACTGAATACAACCAAGGCCACATAGGGAGTTGAACTCTGTTGGTGTTTACACGGGAACGTGGGTAGTGCAGTGCGCCTTGCCTCTTGTGATGACTTACTTGAATGGATGCTGGGGTAAGCCACTGTTCAGCGTCTAAACGTCAAAAATACGAATGGTGTCCACTTCCCTCTTAGGTGTCCGGCAACCAAGGCCGACAGGTCTGAACTGTGGGGAACACAAACAACCAAGTCTCTGTAGCACTGAAAGCAACCGCAGCGAAGCAAGGGCGCTAGTAACATCACCACAACAAAGGAAACACAATGACCAAACGAAACACCCCAGAGTTCATGCGCAACAGGCGCATAGTCCTAGAGCACGAACCAATCTGCCACTGGTGCCGTAAGGCCCCAAGCACAGAAGCAGACCACCTCATTGAAGTAGATAGAGGAGGCACAGACGACATCGAGAATCTTTGTGGCTCATGCAAAAAGTGCAATGCAACTCGCGGAAATAGTTATCTCAATGCCAAAAGAAGCGCACAACAACACGCCAGAGCAGAACTCCTTGGATTAGACAAAAACGCCCAAAAAACACAAAAACCAAAAAACAACCAAAACTTTTTTAATAATGAAAAAAAAATGACCCCGACCCCTTTTTCTGATATCTCTGGAAACAGTCATGACTCGGTTCAAGACTTTTGTGAATCGTCTGGAATGGTTGGCGTTGGGGTTGAGCAGCCTCGGTTGGTTACGCCCACTGGGGCGTTTGGTTCTTACTCGTCTTTGGTGGGGGCTTGGTCGGAGGCGCATCTTGGTCGGACGTTGTTTCCGTGGCAGATGAATGCGCTTGATGGTGCTTTGGAGCATGATGAGGCTGGGAACTTTGTTTCAAGCACTGCTTTGATTAGTACTGGCAGACAGAACGGCAAGACAACAATGCTTTCGGCGCTGGTGGGCTTTTGCTTGACGGAGTTGCCTCGTATCTGGGGGCGACCAGTAAGGATTATGTCAACGGCTCACGAACTGGGTCTGGCAACGGAAGTGTTTGAGGACTTGCGCGAAGTCTTTGAACTGCTCGAAGAGTCTGGACTAGCAAAGGTGACGTGGGCCTATGGGCGTCATCAGGTCAAGATGCTCGATGGGTCTGTTTATAAAGTCAATAGCGCGACAGGCAAAAAGCATGGTGGCACTTGGGACATTCTGATTGTTGACGAACTTTGGGCAATCAGTGAAGCCACATACTTTGGGGCATTGAAGCCATCTCAAATTGCTGTGCCATCACCACTGGCGTTTCTTGTCTCCACTGCCGGCGACGAGTCGTCACGGGCGTTCTTAAAATTGCGCGAGCAAGCCTTGGGTGTTATTGACTCGGGCGAACGCTCTGACTTGTTCATGGCTGAATGGTCTTTGCCCACTGGCGTGTCTCCTGACGACCAGCAGTATTGGGGTTATGCCAACCCAGCCCTTGGGCGGACAATAACTATGAAGGGTTTGGAAAGTGCAGCTGCAGCTCCTGACCGTTCGCAGTACCTTCGAGCGCATTGCAATCTTTGGGTGGCTGCCGCTAATTCATGGATAAATCCGGGAGAATGGGCAAAGCGTTATACCACAAACCAAACGCTGACTGGTGTCAATTCGGTGTTGGCTGTGGATAGTTCTGTTGATGATTCAAAATATGTTGGCATTCTTTGTGGCCTTAACAGTGACGGCGACATTGTTGCCAGCGTTGCTTTTACTTGCGAAACGAACCGTCAAATGTGGCGACACATCGAGCGTCTAATGGAAGACCCCAAACTAAAATTGGCGATTACCCCAACGCTTGACCTTCACACCCCTGAGCCATTAATCCGTCGGCGCTCTCTTTGGGGCTATGCCGAAATGATTAAGTACACAGGTCTAGTCAAGTCGATGATCAATGAGGGCAGGCTTCTGCACACTGGTGAAGAGATGCTGGCAGAGCACGTCAACCGCGCAACGCTTGTCAAAGCCAATGGCGCTGTGGTGCTTAGTTCTCAGAAAAGTCCGGGCCCTATCGAATGCGCTCGGTGCCTTGTGGCAGCTGCTTCGCTGGTGTCTCGACCAACTCAATCTGGTCGGGCAATGATGGGTTCAGCAAGGTAGTTGCAAATGCAACTTGTTTGTGTAAGACTCCGCCCGTGGGATTCTTCACTCCAAAAGTTACAACGGCTCAGATTAGTTCGCCGTCCGTAAAGGCTGCAGCTGGCGCTGGAGCTGCACAGATTAACGACTTCCTTGCTTATACCACAGGCGCAGCCGAACAACGGGCATTGCAGAACCCGACAGTGTCACGCTCGAAAGACCTTTTGGCTTCCATGATTGGCTGCTTAGAGATGCGCCACTATTCAAAGCAGTGGACAGGCGAACGCTACGAAGAAATTTATCTTCCGTTGGAACCGTGGATGGAACAGCCAGACCCGAAAGTCACGCGCAACTTTTTTTACTCAAATATCTTCAGTGACCTTTTCTTTTACGGACGCGCTTTTGCTTTTGTAACTTCCCGTTACTCAACAGGCTTGCCAGCATCATTTACTTGGCTACCAGCTGCAATGGTGACAACTCCAAACCAAACTGGGCCTCAATGGTTTGGCCCCTCTGACATTGTTGAATTTAATGGGATTCAAATTGGCGACGTTAACGACGTCATTCAGTTCTTGTCTCCCATTCAAGGACTCCTATATCAAGGCGCTCGCGCTTTGTCAATAGCAACTCACCTCGACCAAGCCGCTGACCGTTACGCAACTTTGGAAACCGTTCCCGGATATTTACAGCAAAAAGGTGGCGAGACTCTTGACTCTGACAGCCTTAGTGAGATTGCGGCTGCATGGTCGGCGATGCGTCGTCAAAACGCTATTGGCGCGTTGAATGATTATGTTGAGTTTAAAGAGTTCAGCGTTTCACCAGCAGAAGTAGTCGCTGAACAGCGCAAGTATCAGTCTTTGGAAATTGCTCGTGTGTCCAACATTCCTGCCTACCTTGTTTCGGCACCGCAAGAAGGTTCAGGCTTGACCTACACAAACGTGCAGGACTCAAACCGCCAGTTGTATCTGTATGGAGCCAAGCCATTTATTGAGTGCATTCAGC